ATTGGTACGAAGACAGGTGAATGGGATGTGGATGTTGTTTTTCTAAAGGAATTCTATGATAAGTTTGTTGAGAAAGATACGCGATATGAAACTGGAACTTGGGAAGAGGCCGAAGGTATCAAGATTTTTTACAACACATTCATATCAACTAAGTTGGCCTTGGTGAATATGATTGCCGATGTGGCTGAAGGGGTAGGTAATATGAATGTGGATGTGGTTACTGATGCTCTCAAGGAATCAACAATTAGAATCATGGGCCCACGTTACATGGATGCCGGCCTTGGTGACGGTGGTGCGTGTCATCCAAGAGATAATATCGCATTAAGGTCGTTGGCCAAGCGGTTGAACTTAGGTTATGACATCTTTGATGCTATTATGTTAGCAAGAGAAAAGCAAGCCGAACATATGGCCCGTAAAATTATGGGATTGGGACACGATGTATGCATACTAGGTAAAGGATTCAAACCAGGTGTAGATCAAGAGGCTGGTTCTCCAGCTATTTTGGTAGGTTATTACTTAGAGAAGTGGGGACGTACTGTTTACTATGATGGTCATCCCAAAGAGGTGACAGTACCTTTAACGTATGTAATGCACCACCATGATACCTACAAAGATTTTGAATTTAATAAGGGTAGTGTTCTTTTTGATCCGTTTGGAAAATCAAAACAGACAGATGACTTGACACAGCGTGGTATTATATGTTATAATTATGGTAGAGGTCACATATGATAGAACTAAGCCAGTGGTGTAATAGTGTAAACCACCTAAAGAAAAACATTATGTTGGATGAGTACGACGAGAAGAAGTATCCAGCCTTCATTGTAAATAAAGCTGTGGGTGCACATCCTGACACTGTTCTGTATGTGAATGAGATGAACCGGCTCCACTTTTTAGACAACCGCCTCCAATACGACTTTTTACTAAATAGTTTAAGGAAACGTAAACGCTTTGCTAAGTGGTTACGAGCTTCCAAGATAAAAGATATAGAATATGTGAAAGAGTATTATGGTTACAGTAATGAGAAGGCCAAACAGGCACTCAATGTTTTAACTGATGACCAAATCAAAACTATAAAAATAATATTGATTAAAGGTGGTAAACATGGACGAAGTGAAATGGACTCCAGAACTAATGCTGGAGGTCACATTAAAAGAGGCGGATGATTTTCTAAAAGTCCGCGAAACCCTGTCCCGGATAGGTGTAGCTTCCAGAAAAGAACGAAAGTTATATCAGTCGTGTCACATCTTACACAAACAAGGTCGTTACTTCATTGTACATTTTAAAGAGTTGTTTGCACTCGACGGTAAGCCAACCAACATATCCATAAATGATTTAGAAAGACGAAATACTATTGCGGGCCTGTTAGATGATTGGGGACTAGTAGAGATTATTGGTGACAGTAAATCTAGAGCACCATTGTCTCAAATAAAAGTTTTGAGTTTCAAAGAAAAAGATGAATGGATTTTGGAGACGAAATACAACATAGGTAGTAAGAAAAATATTGAATAGGATATATTATGATGAATGTGAAACTACTCCGCTTAAAGAGTGGAGAAGATGTGATAGCAGATGTTACTTTAGTTGATACCGAAGATACTATCAAGTTAGAAAACCCAGCGATACTAATGCCTATGGGTCAGCAACAAGGTGGCCAGATGCAGATGGGTTTCGGACCGTGGGCACCGTTTTCTGACGAAAAAGTGTTTGAGATTCCACGGGATTGGCTAGTGTTTATTTCTACGCCTGGTAAGGACCTTCTTAACCAATACAATACAATGTTTGGGTCGGGAATAGTTGTTCCTAATATGAAAATTGGTAAACAACTCTTGACTTGACCTCGGTTATATGATATAATAATCATATGGCTGATTTCTATACCAGTGTGATACAGCGTGGAGATGTCCTGATGATTCGGGCCATCGAAAACCACAAGCGTGTTCAATTTAAGGTCAAACATCAACCGACCTTTTTCCATCCAACCAAGAAGAAGACTAAGTTTAGGACTCTGTCCGGACAGCGTGTTGAGCCTATACGATTAGATACCATCAGAGAGTCGAGAGAATTTGCTGACCGGTACAAAGATCAACCAGGTCTCATCTATGGTATGGAGAGGTTTCCATATGTGTGGATAGCAGACCAGTATGAGGGGTATGTTGATTGGGATATGGAGAAGCTTCTTCTCATAACAATAGACATTGAAGTGGCAAGTGAGAATGGGTTTCCCCAACCCGAAGATGCTGAAGAAGAAGTTTTGTGCATCACAGTAAAGAATCATAAAACAAAACAGATAGTGGTATGGGGTATCGCTGAGTTCAAGAATGACCGTGAAGATGTAGAGTACATTCATTGCCTCGATGAACGAGAGATGATGGAAAAGTTTGTTTCGTTTTTTGCAACACTCAAACCAGATATCATAACTGGATGGAACACTACATTCTTTGACATTCCATATATAGTCAATCGAGTAAAGAGATTATTCGGTGACAAGGCAGTGAACATATTATCACCGTGGGAAATAGTTTCAGAAGAAAAAGTAAATACGTTTGGTAGAGAACAAATCAAATATAATATTTGGGGTGTAGCCAATATGGACTACATGGACATCTATCGTAAGTTCACATATAAGAATCAAGAGTCGTTTGCATTGAACTACATCGCTGGTATTGAACTGGGTGTTGCAAAAGATGTAAACCCATATGAAACTTTTAGAGATTGGTATACTAAAGACTATCAATCATTTGTAGAGTACAACATCAAGGACGTGGAACTGGTAGATGCTTTAGAAGATAAGATGAAGTTGCTTGAGATGTGTATTACTATGGCCTATGAGGCGAAGGTAAACTTCATTGATGTATTCTCACAAGTTCGTATGTGGGATGTTATTATCTTCAACTATCTCAAGAGTAAAGACATTGTAGTTCCACCAAGAGTCAGAGAAAGTAAAGGGTCTAGATATGAAGGTGCTTATGTCAAAGAACCACAGACAGGTCAACACAAGTGGATAGTATCGTTTGACTTGAATAGTTTGTATCCACATTTGATAATGCAGTACAACATTTCTCCAGAGACAATGATCGCTGAGAGATTTCCGTTAGGCATATCAGTGGCAAAACTTTTAAATAAAGAAGTTGACACATCAATACTCAAAGAACATGGTTTGACGGTGACTCCAAACGCTGCGTGTTTCAGAACAGACAAGAGTGGTTTTCTTCCAGAGTTGATGGAACAGATGTATGGTGACCGTGTGAAGTTTAAGAAGTATTCACTAGACGCCAGACGACGATACGAAGAAACAAAAGATGAAAAGTATCTGAAAGAGATATCCAAATACCATAACATTCAGATGGCAAGAAAGATTGCATTGAACAGTTGTTATGGTGCCATAGGTAATCAGTACTTTCGTTATTATGATGAGAAGATGGCAACAGCAGTCACCACATCAGGTCAGTTGAGTATCAGATGGATAGAGAATAAGGTAAATGAATATCTGAATAAACTATTAGAGTCTAAAGATGTAGACTATGTTATTGCATCTGATACAGATTCTATCTATGTTCGTTTTGATGAGTTGGTTTCAAAGGTACAACCAAAGAACCCTGTTGATTTTTTAGATAAGGTTGCATCAGAAAAGTTTGAACCATACATCACCAAGTGTTATGAGGAGTTGGCTGAGTATGTAAACGCATACCAACAGAAGATGGATATGGCAAGAGAAGTCATTGCCGACAAGGGTATCTGGACTGCGAAGAAACGATACATCTTGAACGTCTATGATAGTGAAGGTGTGAGATATGCTGAACCACAGTTAAAGATAATGGGTATCGAGGCAGTCAAGTCATCGACACCAGGCCCGTGTAGAGTGAAGATTAGAGAAGTATTGAAGGTGATAGTGAATGAAGATGAAAAGGCAGTCAATACATTCATCCAAGAATACCGTAAAGAGTTTATGGATACTCCGGTAGAAGACATTGCATTTCCACGTTCAGTTAATGGTTTAAAGAAGTGGGGTGATAGAAGTCAGATATTTAAGAAACGATGTCCGATGCACATTAAAGGTGCGTTGATATATAATCATCTATTGAATAAACTCGACCTCACGAAAAAATATCCATTGATACAAGATGGTGAGAAGATTAAATATCTATTACTACAGACTCCTAATGCATTACAGGCTAACGTCATCGCCTTTATGGGTGAGTTGCCTAAAGAGTTTGACTTACACAATAAAATTAATATGGACTTACAATTTGAGAAGTCGTTTGTTGATCCCTTAGAGTTTATTGTAGACTCTATTGATTGGAGAATCGATAGAAGTTATGGAACATCTCTAACGTTGGAGCATTTGTTCGGATGATATACAACGAAGAACTTTACACTTATCTCGACAACCATACAGACCATAATGGACTTCCAGTTCTAAACACTGGTGAGTTTAAGTATTGCACAGAGAAGTATGGTAAGGAAGATTTCCGTGAGACTTTATCGGTTTACATTCAAGACCAACGTCCACCGTTTCCATTTAGAGAGATACCATACGGTGATATGGTAGAGAGCTTTCAGAAGTTAAAGAAGGCAGACTATACGAAGTTCATCACACCAACAGACCAGTTAGAGCGTGAGGTGTTTGAAAAATATGATGACTACAAATATCCATTCTCTGATTTTGGTTTAGGTGTTTTAGATACACCATCAACATTCAATACTTGCAGTGATTACTTTATGAATCATCTCCGACTACGGTGTGGTTCATACAGTTTCAAAGCACCAGCACAGGTGTGGGAAGAAGGTTCAGCAAAAGAGATATGGCGTTCCATCGGTGCGATATGGAGAGGGATTAATACTGATGAAGACTTGACACCGGCTGTGTATATGTCCGCATTTCGTTTAGGTACTTACATCGCCACACAGTTCAAACCTATTGTGGCAAAGACTATCTTCAATATGACAAACGCCAAGACAGTACTTGATACGTCTATGGGTTGGGGGGATAGACTTGCTGGTTTCTTTGCATCAAATGCAATACACTACATTGGTTGTGATCCGAATCCAAATACATTTGAAATATACTCCAAAATGATTAGAGAGTATAGTAAGTTATCTCCTGGTAAGACTACACAAATATACAGATGTGGTGCTGAAGATTTACCGTGGGATAGTATTGAGAATGTAGACTGTGCATTTACATCTCCTCCATACTTTTCTACAGAAAGATATAATGAAGGTGGTGAGTTTGAAGGGGACCAGTCGTGGCATAAATATAGCGAATACGAAACATGGCGTG